TCCCTAGGTGTAGTTAGACCGTGGCATGTATCCCAATCAGTAGATGCATTTACTGGAATAGATGCATATGATATTACATTGTCCGGATCTTTAACTGTAACAGGATCAAGCAAATTCAACATAAACAACAGTACATTTGCAATTACATCAGGAAGTACATCTGCATTTTCAGTAAATACACAAGGGCAAATTAATATTTCTAGTAGTGCTTCTGATATATTTTTGATAAAAAATGCTATAGGAACATCTCTTTTAACGGTGAGTCAAAGTGGTCTAGTAACATTATCAACCCAATCAATGACCCTAACAAACCCAGCACCAAACGGCGCTATATATTTCACATCAGGTGCATTATATATAGGTCTTGATTAATACGTATAATAAATTAAATTACCTAACCTTAAATTAAATAGAATAAAATGGCAGAATGGAAAAAAGTCGTTGTCTCGGGCAGTGACATATCTCAATTAAACAACGATTCAAATTATATAGCAGATGGACAATCCGGTGTTTCCTTAACAGGATCATTTTCCGGATCATTTGTAGGCGACTTAACAGGAACAGCATCATATGCTACTACAACAGTATCATCATCTTATGCTCTTTCATCATCATATGCAGACAATTCAACTAGTGCATCTTATGCTGATTCATCTACTTCAGCTTCATATGCTGATAACGCTACTTCATCATCATATGCTTCTAATGCAACTAGTGCTTCATATGCTGATACCTCTGTAAGTGCATCGTATGCTGATACAGCAACTAGTGCTTCTTACTCAGACACAGCTGTTTCATCTTCATATGCAACCTCTGCTTCATATGCTGACACAGCACTTTCAGCTTCATATGCTCCTTCTGTATCCCCTTTCCCATATACAGGATCAGCAATTATTTCGGGAAGTTTAGAAGTAATTGGATTAACTACATTATCTAACCCTGGCTCAACTATTCTAGAACTAAGCGGATCTTCAGGAGGTGTATTTAGTGTAACGGATGATTTAACAGGAGATTTACTCACAGTATCAAGTGGATCAATTGATATCCTTACAGTTTCCTCTTCTGGTCAAACTACATTGAGTGGATCTTTAACTGTAACGGGTAATGTTATAGGTACGGGCAGTTTAAATTTACAACCTGATGCAAATGATGTCAGATACTTAGAAATCTATAATACAAGTCCTCAAGATACACATATTACAGCTAGCGGTGGTTGGTTATATTTAGGTGACGATACAACTTATGTAAAAGTTGATAATTACTCTACAAATAACTTACTAGAGTTAAGAGCTGATAATGGAATTTCAGTAACAGGCTCATTAAATGTAACTGGTTCTAATATAGAATTAACTACCAGTCAATTTAAAATTAAAACTACCGGTAGTAATGATTTGATTCAAGCCGATTCCACAGGATTCTATATAAACACTCCTGATGGAATTAATTCATTACTAAACGCAGACATTAACGGAATTTTAATAAGTGACTCAGCATCAGTAGCTTCTGCAAATTTCACCAATCGTCAATTGATCAAATCAGATGGCACTACAGTAACCCTAGATTGGGAAAATGGAACATTTACAGGATCATTTACAGGTTCGTTTGTAGGTGATGGTAGTGGATTATATAATTTACCAACACAATCATTTGAATCTACTCGCATTGCAACAGGATCTGTTACAGGTTCAGTTGATGTAGGTGTAAACGCATTTACATTAGTTTCTGAATCTGTTACTTTATTTAACGTTAAAGCTAATGGTGGATTTGAAAATGGAATCAATGTAACCGCGAGTGGAGCTTGGAGTCATGCTGAAGGTGTTCAAACCACAGCAAGTAATTACGGCTCACACGCTGAAGGTACTGATACAATAGCTAGTGGTCAAGGATCACACGCAGAAGGTAATGGAACAACTTCATCAGCATATAGTTCCCACGCAGAAGGTAAAGGTACAACTGCGAGTGGTGATTATTCACACGCCGAAGGTGATCTTACAACCGCATCTGGTTACGCTTCTCACGCAGAAGGTCTTAATACAACTGCTTCTGGTTCACATTCACACGCTGAAGGTCAAGGTACAACAGCATCCGGCCAAAGTTCACACACAGAAGGTAATTCAACAATTGCATCTGGCTATGGTTCACATGCAGAAGGTAATGGCACAATAGCATCAGGTTCATACTCTCACGCAGAAGGTAATAGTACAACTGCATCTGGATTATATTCCCATGCTGAAGGTATCACTACAACTGCATCTGGCTATGCTTCCCATGCCGAAAGCCGCGGTACAACTGCATCAGGATATTACTCACACACAGAAGGTGCTTATACAATAGCAAGTGGTGATTATTCACATGCTGAAGGTGTTTATACAACAGCTATTGGTATATCGTCACATGCTGAAGGTGCCAATACAACTGCATCTGGAAATTATTCCCATGCAGAAGGTAACAACACAATATCATCAGGTTCATACTCTCACGCTGAAGGTGGTAGTACAACAGCATTCGGTGATTATTCACACGCTGAAGGTAGTTCAACAACAGCATCTGGGTATGTATCCCATGCTGAAGGTGAGACTACAATAGCATCAGGTTCATTTTCACACGCTGAGGGTCGCAACACTATAGCTTTAGGTAGTTATTCCCATGCTGAAGGTAATGGCACAATATCATCAGGTTCATACTCTCACGCTGAAGGTGATACTACTATAGCATTTGGTAACCATTCACACGCCGAAGGTAGCAATACAATAGCATCCGGCATAGGTTCTCACGCAGAAGGTGAGACTACAACCGCATCAGGAAATTATTCCCATGCCGAAGGTTATAATACTACTGCATCTGGTTCATATTCACACGCAGAAGGTAGCGGAACAACCGCATCCGGTTTATATTCACACGCAGAAGGTTTAAATACAGTAGCATCCGGTTTAAACTCACACGCTGAAGGTAATGGCACAACAGCTATCGGTGATTATTCACACGCCGAAGGTAGCGGTACATTATCGTCTGGTAGTTATTCCCATGCTGAAGGTGCTGGTACAATAGCATCTGGTGATTATTCACACGCCGAAGGTAGCAATACAATAGCATCAGGCCAAGGTTCACACGCAGAAGGTAGTCAAACAACTGCATCAGGATATTACTCACACGCAGAAGGTGCTCAAACAACAGCACTTGGTCAAAATTCGCACGCAGAAGGTGCTCAAACAACAGCACTTGGTCAAAATTCGCACGCAGAAGGTGTCGGTACCATAGCATCCGGATCCGGTCAATTAGCAGCAGGTCGATATAACACACATAACAATGTTAATTCTCTAGTAGTAATTGGTAACGGTACTGACAATGCAAACCGAAGTGATCTAGCTTTATTTAACTCACAAAGTATCACATTTAACCAACCAGTAACAGGTTCTATCTTTACCGGTTCGTTTGTAGGTGATGGTAGTGGATTAACAGGCATCTCAGCATCTGTTTTAATATCATCTGCATCAAACGGAACAGGTATCTCAACATTTACATTTGATGGATCTTCAAATGTTACAGTTGAAGTATCGGGTGCTTCTGCTTTAAGTTCAGACACACTTACAAAATGGACAGGAGATGCATTTGCAAACACCTCAATTACAGATGATGGATCTTTAGTTACATTCTCCACGGATGCATTATTCCAAGGAGATATTACAGTACAAGGTACAGCATCATTCCAAAACACAGAAAACTTATTAGTTGCAGATAGATTCGTATTGTTTGCTTCTGGTTCAAATACAACAGGAGATGGTGGTATTGTAGTTCAACAAGGAACCCAAAACGTAGGTGAGCTATACGGATACGACAGTGGAGTACAACGTTGGGGATTCACAGGATCGTTCGATGCTTCATCTACTAGCTATACTCCTGAAGCATACATTGCAGCTGTAATAGATGTAGACGGTGGTCAAACAGAAATAGCAAAATACCAGAAAAACGGAAACATTAGAGTATCTGGAAGCGATATTTATATCTACGCTTAATAAAATGTTTAAAAAAGTTATGAGTATATTAGACAAAATCAATCCAAATTCCCCTTCCCAAAAGGAAGGGGATTTTTCTTTGGAGAAACACGAAATAGAATTTATATTGACGTTAATAAAAGAATCCACATTTAAAGGGGAATATGTAGAATCCCTTTATAATTTGGTTTATAAACTACAACAGCAATATTTAAATAAATGATCGAATTTTCTCTACCCGAATTTCAACTTTTACGAGCAGGATTAGACACTATTACAATTAAGGGAGCAGACGCTCAATTCTTAGCTCAACTCCAAATCAAAATAGAACAACAACTCCAAGAACTTTCTCAAAGTCCTCCAAAACCACTCAAAAAATAGTTATGCCAAAACAAATATTTTTCCAATCCTCTCTCCCAAGAGCAGGATCCACCCTACTCCAAAATATCATAGGACAAAACCCAGACTTTTATGTTACCCCAACTTCAGGTGTTTTAGAGCTATTATATGCTGCTAGAGCAAACTATAGTTCATCACCCGAATTCAAAGCACAAGATAATGAATTGATGCGTCGTGGGTTCCAATCGTTTTGCGTATATGCATTGTCTGGATTCTTCAACGGAATTACAAACAAACTATATGTAATGGATAAATCAAGAGGATGGGGAATACATTATGGATTTTTAAACTCATTCTACCCAGAACCTAAAATTGTATGTATGGTTCGGGATCCTAGAGCTATATATGCTTCTATGGAAAAAAATTATAGAAAGAACCCTGACAAAGATCCTGGTTTTGTTAACCATTCTAAAATGCAAAACACAACTACACAAAAACGTGTAGAAACATGGTCTTCAACCCCTCCTGTTGGATTAGCATTTGAGCGCATCCAACAAATGTTGCATGAGGGAATAGGGGAGAAAGTATTGTTTGTAAAATTTGAAGATTTAACATCCAACCCACAACAAACTATGGATAAAATCTATGAATATTTAAATATCCCAACATACCAACATGACTTTGACAATGTAGAACAACTTACAGTAGAGGATGATGAAGTATATGGAATATATGGTGACCATAACATCAGACAAAAAGTAGAACCAGTACAAAATACATACAAAGAAGTACTAGGAAGTCAAACATGTAATTTTATTAAATCAAAATACGATTGGTTCTTTAAAGAGTTCCGATATCTATAATATTTATAACAAAACTATTGTTGGCCGAAAGGAAGTAGGCATATACATGGTATAAGTGTATGTATCTAACCACAATAAAAAATTAAAATAATATGCCAAGTTGGAAAAAAGTCATCACTTCAGGTAGTGATGCAGAATTAAACTCATTATATGCTCCAAGCATAACAGGATCTTTACATGGTACTGCATCATACGTTCAAACAGCATCATATGTAAATCCCCTTGTACAAACAGTACAAATTACTGGATCACTAACCACAACAGGTTCAAATACATTAATAGGAAGTACATATTTAACAGGTTCTTTAAATGTAAGTGGCTCTACTTTATTTGTAGGTACTCATACACTTTCCGGCTCAAATACAATCACGGGAAATACCATATTAAGTGGTAGTTTGGAAGTGAGTGGATCATCAAATTTCCATAATTCTGAATTCATAGTAACAGGATCTACCCATTTTAAAGGAATCCACACTATTAGTGGTAGCACAGAGATTACAGGTTCTTTTAATGTAATTGATGGGAATATTAATATAGTAAGTGGTTCTTCATTTACAAGATGGGGTAATAAGCTATTCAACTACGGACAATTTAGTAGTACTGAAACACAATCAGGGTCTGCTAATACGGCATATGCAATGAAATTTAACACAAATGATGATGCTCTAAACGTACATATAGTTAGTAGCAGTAGAATAACAGTTGATAATACTGGAATATACAATTTACAATTTTCATCCCAATTAGGCAACACAGCAAACACTGCTATTGACTTTGATATATGGTTTGCATATACTGGAAGTAATATAGCAAATTCTAATACTCAACTAACATTAAATAAAGTCCCAGGCTCACTAGGCAAATTAGCAGCAGCTTGGAATTTTATGACACTAATACATGCAAACGATTACATAGAAATTATGTGGAGTTGTACCGCTGCAACTGGACAAATCCAATCCTCACCTACCCAATCAGCTCCCACACGCCCTGCAATCCCTTCAGTTATAGCAACACTAACCCAAATAGCATAAACAAATGGAAACAGTTACAGAAAATAAAGTTTTAACCCAAGAAGAGTTACAAACATTAAACACAATTCAAGAAGAAACCCAAGCTCTAATTAACGAGTTAGGTGAAATTGAACTTATCAAGTTACAACTAGAGGAAAGAAGGGAAAGAGCCAAAAATTTCCTAACTGAGGTATCTAGGAAAGAAAAAGACTTTACTCAACTAGTTTATGAAAAGTATGGTAGAGTTAATATTAATCCTCAAACAGGTGAAATTACATCATCTCTATAATATTTATAACTAAATAATAAATGGCACAAGAAACATTAATATCCCCAGGAGTTTTAGCAATTGAAAATGATCAATCATTTGTAACCCAACAACCGGTACAAGCTGGAGCGGCTATTATTGGACCTGCAGTTAAAGGTCCTGTAGGAATTCCAACTATCGTAACAACATATAGTGAATATGTAAATAAATTTGGAGCCACTTTCTTAAGTGGATCTCAAAATTATTCCTACTTTACTTCAATCTCAGCTTACAACTACTTCCAAAATGGAGGAACTTCATTACTTGTAACTAGAGTTGTTAGTGGTTCATTTACTCCTGCAACTTCTTCTGCCATATATGATTCTGGATCTTTAAATGAAGTATTTATTCTAGAAACATTATCTGAAGGAAAAATAATGAATAGTACAAGTACCCTAAATATAGATGGTACATTAACTTCAGGCTCAGCAGATAATTTGAGATGGCAAATTGTTTCTCCAAATATTAATAATGGAACATTCTCGTTATTAATTAGACAAGGAAATGATTCAACTAACACTCCATCTATTTTAGAAACATGGGGACCATTATCGTTAGACCCATTTTCCCCAAATTACATCGAAAAAGTAATTGGTAACCAAGTCGAAAATATAGCTAATGACGGACCAGATTATTATCTTCAGACATCAGGTAGTTATCAAAACAACTCATCATATATTAGAGTAAAACAAGTAAACATTACTACCCCAAATTACCTAACTAACTCAGGTACTGCTAATCCATTATATACATCATCAATCCCAATGGCTGCAAGCGGAACATTTGGAGCCGCAGAAGGATCTAATATACCTTCAAGTACAGGAAATTATTATGAGAATATAGATGCTTCTTTACCTCAAGGTATCCCAACATCATCATATACAGAATCCATCTATTTATTATCCAATAAAGATGCTTACCGCTTTAACTTTATTACAACCCCAGGATTAGTTCTTAGTTATCATTTTAGTACATTATCGTTATTAGATTCTGTATGTAATAATAATGGGAATTCAATGTTAATTCTTGATCCTATACATTATGGTCAATCCATATCATCCACAGCAGCTGAAGCTCTTAATTTAGATTCTTCCTACTCAGCAGCATATTGGCCATGGCTTAAAACAATAGACCCAGGAACAGGACAACAAGTATGGGTTCCTGCATCAACCATGATCCCTGGTGTATACGCATTTAATGACAATGCTGCTGAACCGTGGTATGCACCTGCTGGAACAAACCGAGGAGTTATTCCAAATGCTATAATGGCTGAAAGATATTTAACTCAAGGGAATAGAGATACTTTATATGAAGCAAATGTAAACCCAATTGCAACATTCCCAAATAGTGGAGTTGTAGTATACGGACAAAAAACATTACAGAAAAAAGTATCTGCTCTTGATCGTGTAAATGTTCGTCGTTTATTAATTGAACTTAAAAATTATATTACACAAGTTGCAGACACACTTGTATTTGAACAAAATACAGTTGCAACTCGTAATACTTTCCTATTACAAGTAAATCCATATTTAGCTTCTGTCCAGCAGAGAAATGGTTTATATTCATTTAGAGTAGTAATGGATGAAACAAATAACACCCCAACAACAATTGACAACAACCAATTGATAGGCGCTATTTATTTGCAACCAACTAAAACAGTAGAATTTATTTATTTAACCTTTAATGTTACTCCAACAGGAGTTTCTTTTGGGTAAAATAGTTTTTGAAAAAGAAAATAATATTTATAATAAAATAAAAATATAATATATTAAAATGGCAAATTTCTCAGTATCCCCTGGAGTAACTACAAGCGAGATAGACAACACATTTTTAACAGGACAACCTGTACAAGCTGGTGCAGCTATAGTTGGACCAACTGTAAAAGGACCTGTTGAAGTACCTACACTTGTTACTTCATATGCAGATTATGTAAACAGATTTGGAGATGTTTTAATGAGTGGAAGTAATACATACTCATATTTAACATCAATTTCTGCATACAATTACTTTCAAAATGGAGGAACTTCATTAATTGTTGCTCGTGTTGTAACAGGTTCATACTCAGCTGCTACTAGTTCAGTTGTAGTAAATGATGATGCATACGTAACCGATGGATATGTTACACCTGGATATACTGGGGTAGATGTTTTTGTATTGGAAACTATCTCAGAAGGTGTTATTATGAATAGTGATTCACCTGTAGTATCAGGATCATATACTTCTGGAAGTAAAGATAATCTTAGATTTGAAATTACTAACCCAAATACTGGATCTGGTACATTTAATGTATTAATTAGAAGAGGAGATGATAAAGATGCTAATAAAATCATATTAGAATCTTGGAATAACGTAAATTTAGATCCAAACTCATCACGATTCATAGCAAAAGTAATTGGCGACCAAATTTTAGGATACGATTCAGTATCTAACCAAGTAGAAATCCTTTCAGGATCATATTCAAATCAATCAAGATATGTTCGTATTAAAGAAGTAAATGCGCTTACACCTAACTATCTGGATAATAATGGTATTGCAAAACCACAATATACTGCTTCAATTCCTGTAGCAATGAATGGTGCTTTTGGAAGTGCTACTGGAAATATAATGGGTGGAGCTAATTTCTATGAAACAATTAATTCTTCAAACACACAAGGATTAACAGCAGGATGCTACGATAACATGGTTAATTTGTTAGCTAACAAAGATGACTACCAATTCAACATCTTATCTACACCTGGATTAATCAACGAACATCATACAGCAACTATTTCAACAATTATCACTAATACAACAAATAGAGGAGATAATTTATATGTAGTTGATATGGTAGATTACAGTGGAGTATTAGGTGATGCAGTTACACAAGCAACAAGCAGAGATACTTCATATGCTGCTACTTACTGGCCTTGGGTTCGTATAGTAGATCCGGGAACAGGAAAACAAGTATTTGTACCTGCTTCAACTTTAATCCCAGGAGTTTACGCTTACAACGATAAAGTATCTGCTCCATGGTTCGCCCCAGCAGGTATTAACAGAGGTGGATTGTCATCAGTAATTGCCGCTAAATCTAAATTATCCCAAGCGGATAGAGACGAATTATATTCAAACAATATCAACCCAATTGCTACATTCCCAAGAACAGGAGTATCTGTATTTGGACAGAAAACATTACAAAAAGGTGCCTCTGCTCTAGATAGAATTAATGTAAGAAGATTGATGATTGAATTGAAAGCATATATTGCACAAATTGCAGATACATTAGTATTCGAACAAAACACAATCACAACACGTAATAATTTCTTATCTCGTGTAAACCCATACTTAACTACAATCCAACAAAAACAAGGTTTGTATGCGTTTAAAGTGATTATGGATGAAACAAATAATACACCTGATGTAGTAGATAGAAATCAATTGATTGGTCAAATTTATGTTCAACCATCACGCACAGCAGAATTTATAGCTTTAGATTTCATCCTTCAACCAACCGGAGCAACTTTCCCAGGATAAAAAATTGAAAAGTTAAATATTTATAATTGAAATAAAAAACAAAACAAAAAATGGCAATCTTAGATCCGAACGAAATATTTTTCACAGCGTTTGAACCAAAACAAACAAACCGTTTTATCCTATACATTGATGGTATTCCATCTTATATGGTAAAAGGAATGGGTGCTGTATCTTTAGAACAAACAGCTGTTGCTCTTAACCACATTAACGTTCAACGTTTTGTGAAAGGAAAAACTAAATGGAATACTATTCAATTCACATTGTTTGACCCAATTACTCCATCCGGAGCTCAAGCAGTAATGGAATGGGTTCGTTTACATCACGAATCTGTAACAGGTAGAGATGGTTACTCTGATTTTTATAAGAAAGATTTAACTTTCAACATTGTAGGACCAGTTGGAGATATCGTTTCAGAATGGGTAGTTAAAGGTGCTCTTATTACATCTGCTACATTTGGTGATTACAACTGGGATGATGATGGAAATGCTGTAAATATTTCAATGACAGTTCAGCCAGACTACTGTGTGCTCAATTACTGATCCTTAGTTAAAAATTCCATATTTTTAAATTTTTTATGAGAAGCTTGCCTAGTTTAGGTAGGCTTCTTATTTTTTCATATATTTATATACGATAACAAGTTATAACAAATTAAATCTATGAGTGAATTTAAACTTCCAACAGAAACAGTTGAATTACCTTCCAAAGGTATACTTTACCCTGAAGGTTCCGAATTAGCAAAAGGAACAATTGAAATGTCTTACATGACTGCTAAACATGAAGATATCCTTACTAATCAATCTTACATTAAAAACGGAACAGTACTAGACAAATTAATGAAAGCATTAATTGTATCTCCAATCAATTACGATGAATTATTAATTGGAGATAAAAACGCAATTATGGTTGCTGCTCGTGTTTTAGGATATGGTAAAG